TAGGTTTGGTAATGGATGTATTACAAACTGAATTTTTATATAAGAACGAAGAGAATTTTGCTAATGATTGGATAACAGGTACTCCCGATGTCGTAACCGATAAGTATTTAATTGATGTAAAGAATTCGTGGAGTGCTTCTACCTTCCCATGGTTTGAAACTGAATGTCCTAACAAAGAGTACTTTTACCAATTACAGGGGTATATGTGGCTTACTAATAAAGAAGAGGCTATGCTATGTTATTGCTTGTCTAATACTCCGATTGATATTGTACAGGATGAGATTAGAAGAGAGCACTATAGACTTAAGCTAATGGATGATGATATTGATATCATAGACCAGGTACAAAAACAGCATAACTTTGATCATATACCCGACAACAAAAGAGTAAAGGTATACACTATCAAAAGAGACAATGAAGTAATAGAACAAATCAAAGCTAAGGTTGAACTATGTAGAGATTATTATAACCAATTAATAGAAACGATATGATAATTTTACTAACAATACTACTCACTCCTGCAATTGTGTGGGGGTGGGTGTGCTCAATAGCTTACTTAATAGAAACCTTTAAATCAAATCAATATGAGTAATTACGACAACACAAACACAGGAGCTTTATTTACCAATGAGAAAAAAGCTGACAATCACCCCGACTATAAGGGTAAGATTAATGTAAACGGCAAAGACTTAGAGATAGCAGCCTGGATAAAAACATCAAAAGCAGGTACTAAATTCATGAGCTTACAAGTTAGTGAACCTTATGTAAAGCCTGAAGGTAATGTACCACCGCTGAGCTCAGTAGTTGAAACCGATGATTTACCATTTTAATTAAAATTAACCCTACATGTTTTGTGTGGGGTTTTTTGTTATATTTACCGAATGGAACTAATACTTATTATATCAATATCGTGGTGGTTAGTAAACTTTGAGCCATTACAGCTAGCAATAGATGGACTATTCGCTAAGTTACCTGTAGATAGTTTAACCGTATTCACACACGCAGCTTTAGGGTGTTGGAAGTGTTGGAGCTTTTGGTTAACTATATTTATCACAGTTGATTTTAGCCTGGCTTGTTTTGCTGCATTACTTACCTTTATTTTAGACTTATGTTTGAGCAAACTGAAATAGACTTAATAGCGTCTATATTTGAAACTGAGGAACTTGTTAGGACCGCAAAGGTTAATCTTAATAAGTTGGCTAAGATAAAAGAAAAGTATACAGGCGTCAAAGAAAAGGACTGTTTCTGCTCTTCAGTTAGGCGTAAAATTTGGTTTAAAGGTTTTAAATTATGGTATGAAAGCAATACTTGACAAGTACATAACTGAGAATTACGCTGAGGTTAGGACATATACTAACTACTTCCTTGTGCGGTTCAAAAGTTTTATAGATGCTGACACCGTTATAAACAATTCCTATATTCATGTAGTCAATATCAATGATCCATTACCAACAATCGAAAAGGTCAAATCTTATTTATTCAATACAATTAAGTACCAGGTGATATGGACATCTTCACTTTCAAATAGGCATGATAGGATTAACTCAATGCCGTTCATAGTGGACAAAGATACTGCAGAAGATACCACCGATTTAGATGCTAAGATACTAGCAGATAAGACTTACAACTTACAGAAGGCCGTAATAGAAATATATAGACAAAGAATAAAGGATAGCATACAAAAGACAATATTTGAAGCTTACATTGATAAGGGGTACAATACAGCTCGAAGCATGGCTAAATATTTCGATATTACCACTACCTCAGCTCATTATATCATAAAGGATTTGAAACACGAATTGAACGAATTACAATATAGTTATGAAGATTAGTCAAGTACTCAGCACCCTATCTTTACTTGTAGCATTTTCTGCAGGTATTGCTTTAATAGCCTTAGATTACCAATGGGCCGCCAGGTGTGCAGGTATTTGGGTATGTATGTATTACACATTTTTAATAGTAGACGAATATGAAAACAAAAATCAAGAGTGAGTTTATTGGTAAGACAATAATCAAACAATCACAATACGGTGACCTTAAAATAGTAATAGACGAAATAACACCTGATCGTTATGCTTATGTAACTTCAATAGGACTAGGCTATATCTTTGAAGAGGTAAAAGCCGTAGCTTATGTAGGAGTAGAAGAGACAAAGAAACCAAAGAAAACTAAAGAAGATGAGAATAACTGAAATAAAAATAGATAGCGAAATTAATCTAAGGAGTAACGAAAGTACTTTAGACTTATATTTAAATGCTGAAAATGATACAGTATTATTAAATGAGTTAATGTCCTCAAAAGCTTCTAAATTTGAAGTGCTATTAAAAGACGGATTAATAACAATTAACCTATTTGATACATTGACATCTGAAGAAATTAACCAGGAGAAAATAAAAGCATTACAAAAAGAAATAGATACTTTAATAGGTAAAGCAAGATGAGACCAAAACTAATAGAGACGCCCGAAAAGCTTATGCAAATGTTTGAAGAGTATAAGGCCTATGTTGCAAACAATCCTAGAACTAAATGGGTCCTATCACAAAAGACTGCTGAGATGGTGCCTGAACCATTAAGAGTACCTTTGACTATTGAAGGTTTTGAAGTTTGGGCCTTTAAAGATTACTCAGATGTACACCATTATTTCGATAATACAGATGGGAGATATTCGGAGTATAGGACAATCTGCACGCACATAAAGAAAGAGATACGCAGAGACCAAATCGAAGGTGGTATGGTAGGACAATATAACCCGTCAATTACACAGCGTCTAAACGCTTTAAAAGAGCAAACAGATGTAACTTCACAAAATGATAAGATAGGCAGTATTACTGTCACCATTGTGAAGCCTACTGAGTAGGGGTACTTATACTCTTATTTTCAAATTTTAAAAAAAATATATAATAATATATAAATAGAGTAATAGGGGTAGGGGTAACTTACCTTGCTTTGGGTATGGAGATAAAGAGCACCGTAATATTTCAGAAGAACCACGAAGCACTGGAAGGTGATCGTAGGTTTATAATTAATGAGGGGGGTAGTAGAAGCTCTAAGACCTACAGCCTTTGTCAGTTGGTTATAGTCTACTGTTTGCAGAACCCGAATAAGGTAGTGTCAATTATACGCAAAACTTTCCCGGCATTGAGAGCAACGGTTATGCGTGACTTCATAGAGATACTCAAAGAAACCGAACTATATAGTCAGGAAGCCCACAATAAGAGTGAGCACATCTACAGCTTTGGTAATGGGTCAATAGTTGAATTCTTTAGTGTAGATGATGAGCAGAAGATAAGAGGTAGGAAGCGTGACCTTGCCTGGTGTAATGAAGCAAATGAATTATACTTCGATGATTTCACACAGCTGAATATGCGTACTGAGTCTAAGCTAATCTTTGACTACAACCCAAGTGATAGTGCAAGTTGGTTATATGAGCTACCTAAAGACGAAAGCATATTAATCAAATCTACCTACAAAGATAACCCATTCCTACCTGATAGTATTAAGAAACAAATCGAGGACCTTAAACGAACTGATGAGGCACTGTATCAAATCTATGCTTTAGGTGAGAAGGCAACAAGTAAGAGCAATATCTATTCTCAGTGGACATTTATTCAGCACAGGCCCGCAAGGTTTGTTAACTATGTTTACGGCCTTGACTTCGGTTACAATCACCCTACTGCTTTGGTTCGGGTATATTGGTGTGACAACGACATCTACATTGAACCTGTAATCTATGAAAGCTACTTGACTACTACCCTACTCATTGAGCGTATGAATAGCTTAGAGATTGAAAAGCATATCACAATACTTGCCGATTACTCAAGGCCCGAAATAATCAAAGAGCTGAACAATAGCGGCTATGATGTACAGAACGCTAACAAGGTAGTGAAGAAAGGTATTGATAATGTAAAGAGCTTCGGGGTATGGTGCGAAGATAGCAAGCCAATAAAACGGGAGTACGAGAATTACAAGTGGAAGAAGATAGGTGACTTCATAACCGATGAGCCTGTCAAACTATTTGATGATGCAATGGATGCGGTGCGTTATGCGACTACACACATTAGGCAAGAGTATTACACTGATGATAGTTACTATGCGTTCTAGAAACACGAATGCCCTTTAATCTAATATAGTAAAATACAATCAATGGCCATAACAAAATTAGCTGAGCCGTATTCATTCACGCCAGCATATAACCCGATTAAGTTTATTTACAAATCTACCAATAGCAATAACTTAGGCTTCAAATATATCTATGATATCTATGAGAGTGGAACGGCAAACAAAATTGCTGAGTATAGAGTGCTGCCTGAATATTCTACAGGTAACGGCATAATTGATTTAACAAAGTTGCTACAGGCTAAGGTAACTTATAACCTAAAAGAAACGGCTACAGTAGCATACACTGCATTGAACTCTTACTACAAGTACGATGTTAAAGTAGGTGAAGAGTATTTGACTTCGGTATCTTACACCTCAGCTTTGACGGCCTCAGGTACTAATGTGCAGATAAATGCAGCTAACACTTTTACAGTTGGTTCTCAAGTAGTGATTGCACAGGTAGATTTAGGAGTGGCTAACCCACAGCTTGAAGGTTTGTTCACTGTGATAAGTGCAACGGCTATTTCATTTGTAGTCAATAGCTTATGGTCCGCTGTAACCAATGTCAATATAGATGGTGCTGTAACTTATGCAGACAATCGCAAAACTATTGTAAGGAATATAGCTACTGACTTAAACAACTATGTATTCAATGGTGCAATTAGATGGCCCGAATTTCCTAGCTATGCACCAGGCACCTATGCTTTGAACGGTGCAAATGATTTATTCTTCACCAACCAACCGCTAGAATTTTCAGCTACTTTATCACAGGACATTATCGCACAGGTATACAGCAATAATGGACTAACTGACTTAATGTACTTTAAGAATAGTGACGGTGATATCTTTACTAAAAATGTATCATTAGCTAGTGTGTTAGGCCATGTGCCTGTAGGACCAAATAACGCAGGAGCTCTTACCGTAGTGTCGGGGTCCTTACCATTGATAAAGCATACAACTGAATATTATACTTATTGGTATGATAGGGGAGCAGGTCAAGTGTCAACAATGTACCAGGTGAATATTGATAGGCGTATAAGAGGTGAGGAATACTCAATACTATTTTTAGACCGTATGGGTTCGTGGTCCTCATTTGCCTTCACACTTGCTAACTATGAAACAGGTAATGTAACTCGTGAATTATTCAGTAAAGATGTACAGGGTTATATTTCAGCAGGTGCCTGGACTTATAATACAACCGATAGAGGCTTAAGCAATGTGTATACCTCAGTAGATAAGTCTATTGAATTAAACGGCAACTATATGAGCGAAGATATGGCTGCATACTTTGAGGAACTTGTAAGCTCACCTGTTACATATATTAAGTACAGCAACTACGCAGAAGATTGTGATAACCCTAGTAGTGATAGTTATATAAGTTGCAATGTTACCACCTCAAATTTTAGTATCTTTAAGCAAAAGAATAAGAACCTGATAAGACAATCAATAAATATTACTTTCGCAAATAAAGACTTAGTCAATGGTTAAGATACAAATAGGTACAGGATATTTAGAAACACAGGAAGGTACAGCGTTCCCTTTGAACTTTCAAGTAGGGGACATTAGAGACTTGTCACTTCGCAAAGGTTCGTTTAGTAAGACAATCACCTTAACAGGTAGTAAGAACAACAACGACCTTCTTAACCATTACTACGATGTAAACATACAGGCGGGGACATTTGACATTAACAAAGTTACTAAGTGTGCGGTTATTCAAAATGGTGTACCTATCATAGAAGATGCTTTGCTTCAATTGGTCAATGTAACTAAGCAACAGGTAACGGCAGCTCACGAAGAGTATGTAGTCTATGAGGTATTGATTAAAGATACTAAAGCTGAATTTTTTACAGCGATCACAAACGCAGAATTAACTGACTTAGACTTTACCGATTTAAACCATACCTTTGACTCAGCTGCTATAGTAAGCGGTTTCAGTAATACGGTTACAGATGGCTATAAGTATTTCTTACCAGGTAGCGGAGACGTTCACTATGGCGTAAATGAATTCAAGCCCGCTATATTTGCTAAGACTTATTTCGATAGGATATTCGCACAGGCGGGGTTTAGTTATGATTGGAGCGGATTAACTGCAGCTCACTTTGATAAGTTAATTATTCCTTACAATGGTGATGCTAATGATTTTGATTACAATGATTATTTAGTAGAGGCTAACAATGCTTTTACTACAAGCACCGTACAATCAATAGGGCAAAACAATAACTTTCAGCAGACTATCAATACAGTATGGACTGAGACACTAGATAACCAAAATGTATTCACACCCGCTACAGGAACTTACACCGCACCATTTAGCACTTCAGCAGCACAAGCTCAATTCTATGCTTATGAGGTTACTTTAAATTATGATTTAATCTTAGATAATCAAAGTGGCGTAACTGCTTACCCTGCTTATCAATTTAATAACGGTACATGGCAAAGTACTATATTTCTTTATAAGCCATTTGTAAGGACTAGAACTTCAGCAAGTAATGACACTAAGGTTTATATTTATAATAACCCCGCTTATGTTAATAATAGCAACTGGGTAAATGTAGTACCGCATTCCTCACCAATAGCTGCAGGGCAAACAACAATACATTCAGCAAGTACAACGGTTACGGTTATAGCTGCGGGACCAGGTACACCGCCTCACATAGTAGCAGGTAATCTTATTCAGTTAGCTGTAGGTGTAGACATGCAACCGTACAATAATAATCCTAGATGGCACAAAAGTAGTTTAAGTGGTGCAAACGCTCAGGTCAATGTTATCTTAGATGTTACAGATATTCGTATAAAAATACTACCTAGTCCTAGCGTTATAATTAATGGCGGTACTTTATTAGTAAATGAGTACATACCCTCAAAGATTAAACAAAGTGATTTCGTTAAGTCAGTATTTCAGATGTACAACTTGTACGTTGACATTGATACTGACCAACCAAACAAATTAATCTTAACTCATAGAGATGATTATTACGACAATGGCAAAGAGGTAGATTGGACTTACAAGCTTGATAAGAGTAAAGACCAGGAACTAATATTTTTGCCTGACTTAACTAATAAAAAGTTAGTGCTTACATACAAGCAGGATGAGGATGACCCGAATAAGATTTATCAAGAGGCTACTAAGGAGATATACGGACAAGTACAATACACCTTTGACAATGAGTATGTAAAAGACGTAGACACCAAAGAATTAATCTTTAGCCCTACACCAATTACTAAGACAATCTTTGGAGCTTATGTACCTATGTTAGCAGGAGCTGCACCAAATACAAATATTCGCATACTATACGATGGCGGGTTAGGTACCTGTTCACCTTATAATATTTATGATTACGGTACTACAGGATTAATAGGTGAGATTAACTACCCAATGGTGGGACACTTCAACAATCCTTTAAACCCTACCTTTGATATTAATTTCGCTACTTGCGACTTTTACTATTACTCACCTCAAAGCTTAACAAACAATAATCTTTATAATCTATATTGGCGTAGGACCATTAACCAAATCAATGTAGGTAAAATGCTTATAGCTAATTTCAATCTTAAAGAAGATGATATACAAGCTTTAAAGCTAAATGATAAGATTAGAATAGATAACAGTTGGTGGAATATTAACAAGGTAATTGATTACGATGCAAGCCGTAACACACTAACAAAAGTCGAATTAATAAGCATAGATACTGAGATAGATTTCGCACCATTTATTAGCCATGTAGGTACAGGCGTACCCGCTAATCAAACGACTACACAGGTAGCAAGTACAAGCGTACTAAATTCTAAGAATGAACATGGTAATATAATTATAGGCCAGGTCACCGGTGCAGTAGTAGGTGCTGGTAATGTTATCATAGGTAAAAAGATTACAGCCACAGGTAACGGCTTGAAGTCTGCAGAAGATGGTATCATAACTGATAACCTAACTTTAACAGGTACGCTAAACGGCTTGCCTTATGTATCACCACCTCAACGCTATGTAGTGAGCTTGACTCAAGCAGGAACTGCAGACCCTACGATAACAATACTAGAAAATACTTTTAGTATCATTGAGTGGACCAGAGTATCACAAGGAGTTTATCAAGGGTTTTTAGTAGATTATACCTACGGTGATATATTGAATAATGAGGTAGTAGTTTTTTCAGGTAATCATAACAATGATATTTTAGTGAACGCTCAATATTCAAGTAGTGATAATTGTATATGGGTTTATACAACAACAATAGGTATAGGTTTAGCAGACAATTTGCTTAACGATACAAGTGTAGAATTTAGAAAATATTAAGATATGAACGAAGTAGAGATACCATTAAAGATAAGTGGCATAGGTGCAATCAAAGCAGAACTAAGAGCTTTAAAAGGTGAGATAGCCAACGCTACTGATCCCGAGTCTATGGCAGCCCTTGCAATGAAAGCAGGTGAGCTAAGCGACAAGTTAAAAGATGCTAATGAGGCAGTAGCTACATTTGCTACAGGTTCAAAGTTTGAAGGAATAAGCAACTCGTTTAGTGGTATTAAAGATAGTTTAATGTCAATGGACTTCGCAGAAGCTGCAGAACGTGCTAAGGTTTTTGCTTCAGCAATGGGGCAAATAAAGCCTGATGATATTAGTAAGGCGTTTGGTGGATTAACAAGTACTATCGGTTCAATAGGTAAGGCGTTTGTTTCATTAGGGCAAACAATGTTAGCTAATCCTATCTATTTAATTGCTGCAGTTATAGCAGGTATCATAGCTATTGTAGTTTTATTAATGTCTAAGTTAGGTTATTTAGATAAGATAGTAGAGGGTGTTGGTGTGGCCTTTGATGCACTTATAGAAATCATAAAAGAATTCGGTGAGTCAATGGGTATTGCTGCTGCTGAAAGCGAAGATTTTAAAGCAATGCAGGAAGCAAACACTGAAGCTAACAAGGCTTATGAGCAGGGAGCTGTTGACGCTATAATGGTTACTAATGAAGTAGGTACGGCATTTGAGATGGCAGCTTCAGGTGTAATGTCTAAAGAGGAAGCACTAGCAGTATACAACGAAAAGTTAGGAGATACTTTTGGAGCGGCTACTACACTAGAACAAGCTGAGGCAAACTATGTTGCTAAAACAGGTGCTTACATTGAAGCTACAATGGCTAGAGCAAGGGCTGAGGTTTTTGCTAAGAAGGCAGCAGAAGAAGCTGCTAAGGCAATAACAGCTAAAACAAAAGATAATACAACAGCATTAGATAAGACTACCTCATGGATAAATAAAAATAAAGGATTAACTGTTGGTCTTGCTGTTGTTACGGGTGGTGCTTTAGGATTAGTAGCGGGTGCTGTTACAGCATTAAATACAAGTAATGAGTCACTATCTTCTAAGAATAAGAAAAGAACTAAAACAGAAGAAAACCTACATAAAACAAGAGCTGATTTATTTACTGCAGAAGCAGTTAAAGAATTAAATTTAGCAATTGAAAAAGAAAAAGCTAACGGTATAACAAACAATGGACAAGTAAAGAAAACTAAAATTCACAAAGACAATTCAAAACAAAGAATTGCAGAAGCAGAGAAAGAAGCTAAGCGTTTATATGATATTGAAGTTAA